TATTGCCTGGTGTGCCCGGTGCTGGTACCCAGTTGTTGCCATAGTTAGGATCTGTTGGCAAGAAGTTTGGATTACTACCGTCTGGTGTTGACTTGTAGAACAAAGGTGTTGTCTCGTTGACACGGGCCAAACTGACGTTAGCTGTAGAAGTAGTATTGCCTGCGCCATATAGGCCAGCACCAGTATAGGTAGCTGTAACAACAAAGTTGCCTGCGGTTGAATTGATATTGGCAGTATTGCCAACTAAGACATTGCCAACGCTGGTAGTCAAGTTGGCCGCGCCACTGATAATAATATTACCAGTTAATTGCGTACCTGCGCCCACAGTTACTGAGTAGTGTACAGGTTGACTGTTGCCTAAACCTGGGGTAATTGTAGTGTTGGCAAACGAAGCTGTTATGCCCGACAAGCTAAATGGAACAGGCTGTACTGTTGTGAGCGGAGTCCCGTTAGCAGGGAATGGTCCACCGGCACTCGTTGTCAAATTGACCTGTACGTTGGATAATGGTGCTGTCTCTGGATCTGTGCCTACTAGACCAGAACTGATAACGTAGGTGCCGCCTGTGCCGGTAATGCCAAGGCCAGTCAAGTTTGAACCAGTGATAACTGTATTACCAATGATAATGTTGTCGGTTGACTGTACTGAGAATGTAGCAGGAGTACTGATACCTAAATTAAGTGTAACACTCGAACTGTTGACCACGTTGCCCGCATAGTTAGAGTAGGCATTCTTACTGGCTGAAGTAGTTGAAGTCCAGAAGTTGTTGACTGTGATAGTTGGACGTGGTTGTGGAGCCTGGTAGATAGTAAACACGCCACCTGGGTACTGTGCGTTACCATAGACGGCTTCTACGTTTAATGACTGTCCAGCCACAATGCTGGTAATGTTGCTGGTAATATAAACTAGGCTGGGTGGAAGACCTGTCAGCTGGCTACCATTACCTATAAAATTCTGTGCTGTTACGTTGGCCGTAGTGGTTATAGGAGTAGTTACTGTGCCACTGGCCAAATAACTGGCCACGTTGGAGTTGGCATAGTTGCCACCACCACCTGAGATGCCTGTCAAATAAGCACCATTACCAAATATATAGGAACCGCTGATATTAGCGGTAGTTTGAATAACAGTAGATACTGTGCCGCTGGACAAATAAGCAGCTACGTTAGTATTATCGTAACTGCCTGTGCCGGTAATACCTGTTAAGAATGCGCCGTTACCATAAACATAACCAGTGGCGCTGAGTGTAGTAGCGGCTACAACTCCAGTTAAGGATAGTGTAGCAGTACTGTTGTTATATAATAAATTGGCGTCGCCAGCAAAAGCGCCGCCATTGTTAAACTGTATAGAATAATTAGGAGTACCTGGCGATCCGCCACCGCCTCCACCGCCAATAATGGTACCACCTGGAGTACTATTATCGCCTAAACGCAAGACCCCTGTGTTTACATCATACCATATTTGCCCGGCAGGGCCTACATATTCTGCGGCGTCAAGGTTATTGACTCGCGAGGCCTTAATTTTGCCTATTGCGGACTGTGTTGTCATAGTGGTGGTCTCTTGTTCTTATTCTTATAGTTTATACCATGGTTTCGTTGCGCCTTGTGTTGTGGTACTGTTGGCCAGGTTATCAACCTCGCCTGTACCTGCGCCTACCCACTCGTTATCCTTTAAGGGCGAGTTGTGGTATACTGATTGTTCAGGCTGCTCGCCAGCAGTCGAACCAAGTATTGTGTCATCAATAATCTGATTAATAACAGGGCTTTCTTTGCCACCCTGTTGTTTTTGTAATTCTAGTTGTTGCTGTAGTGGGCTGATGAATACGGGAGCGTCTGGAACGTCCTTGCCAGCTGGAGCAGCAATGGTGTGATTTTGCCCTGGAGCAGGAGTTGAGCTACCTTTGGCGCCACTTAGGCGTACAATGTCAGCTAGCTCGTCTTTTTCTACAGGGGATTCAATTTCTTCCTGATCAGCAGGTTCTGCGCGAACTTCAATAGCTTCATCAGTTTCTTCTTCGCGAGAGTCTTCGCGGATTCCTTCTTCGTGGCCTTTTAGCAAGTGGCTGGGAATAGTAATAGTAATTCCCTGTGCTGTACTGGCTGTTTCACTAAGACCGTCAAGGTCGGTTTCTTTCAAAAATTCTATGGCTCTCATTTATCTCATCCCTGCGGCTGTTTGTAATGCGATAATCGCATCGTCTGCTTCATAAATTGCCTTGGTAGGCAAACCGGCTGCAACACGCATTTCATTCATGGCTTCGTCGTGTTGCTCACGGTAGGCTTTGGGCGATAGTGGAACTATACGCTCAAATTCTTCTCTTGTAAATGGTAGTTCTTTATCCTTGTATACCATTGTCCAATCTTTTGCTTCAAATTCAGTTAATGTATTTAAATCTTCTAGCAACTGTTCTACGTGAGCACCAGCTGTTGAACGGCGGCGAATTTCCACGTAAACCAAGTAGCGATTTGGTTTGATTTCGCCTGGTGATTTATCGGCATCGATAATAAAATCGTAGCCCTTTTCAAACCAATTCATTAGGTCCTTGGCAGCCTGTGGATCGCGAACAAAAAAGCTAACAACAATAACGTCATCGTCGTCGCCCATTTTGCTGGCAAATTCATCAACGTGGATTACCGGCTTCATCAAGCCTTCCATATCCTTGTAGCCTAAACTTTCAAATAACATATTAAATGGCCATTCCCTGTTGATCTTGTACAACATCTTGAGTTACATCTGTGGCCTGTTGACCAGCTTCTTTGGCCTGTTGATTTTGATCGGCATCTTGATCCTGATCTTTATCTTCGTACTCAGCATCCAACTCGCTCAAATCAACTTCATCCTGCTCAAGATCTATTGATCCTGTGCGGATATCACTCATCAATGTTTTTGGCATGGTAATTTCTACTAGCCAAACTTTCTTTTCAACAATACGAGCTTTTTTAGTGCCCGGTTGATAATCTTCTGGATCCTCGATCTTCATCGGGATCTTCATGTTTGTGCGCTTAAATTTAACTTCACAGTCAAATGGCAGCAAGCGACGTCCGCCGCGTGGATCCGGCATCAAGTACTCGGGCCACATAAAAATACAAGCAACTTTATACTTGCTGATAGTAGGACCCTGTACCAGTTCACCAATATCCCAGTTCTTAAATGCGTAAACATCTAGGGCATCTAACACACGTTCAAAGTCCATAAGTGTGACCAAACTGCCGTCACTCATGTAAATGTTCTTGATATTGGCTGCTATTTGCCAATAATCAGAATGATCTTTAAAAAGTTCTTTGTCAAAGGTACCCATGGTCAAGTATTTAGCCTAACTAATGGGATCGGGTTATTTTGATTTTGCAAGAGTTTGTTGGACAGTCTAATACTTATGCCGCAAAAACAAAAGATCAAGACCTATAAAACTTTAATTTTGGCCCCGTAAATACTCCTAACAGCAAGGTGCTGTTAGAAGTAAACTCAACAAAACGGAGTTAGAATTGAGTAGACAAAGAGCTGCAAAATCACAAAAACGTCAAATGACACAAGAAAACACCATACGCTTCGAACAGGTAAAACCAGTAAAACAACGCACTATTGATATTGTACCACGTACACGTAATCAAGAGCGTTTGGTACTGGCCTTACAGGATTATTCGCAGCCGATTGTGGTCACAGCTGGTCCAGCTGGTACAGGTAAGACATATCTGGCCATGCTAGCCGCTGTCAAAGCCTTTAGAGAAGGAGAAGTTGATCGTATAGTTCTTACTCGCCCAGCAGTAGCGGTCGAGGATGAAAAACATGGCTATTTGCCAGGTGATTTAAATCAGAAAATGGACCCATGGGTTCGCCCGCTTACAGACATACTGCGAGAGTATTATAGACAGCAAGACATTGCCGCTATGATTGAAGAGCAGAGAATTGAAATAGCGCCACTTGCTTTTATGCGGGGAAGAACTCTGAAAAATGCCTACATTGTAGCTGACGAAATGCAAAATGCCACGCCGGCACAATGTAAAATGCTAATGACCCGCATAGGGGAAAATAGTAAAATTGTTATCACAGGAGATGTGGAACAAGCTGACCGTATTAAGGGCAACAATGGCCTGGCAGATTTATGCCAAAGATTGCGGAAAGGGGGTGTAAAAGGTATAGCTGTATGCGAGTTGGACAATCGCGACATACAGCGGCATAGCATCATTGATGCTGTGTTGGACCTTTACGCTGATTAGTCATCTTCGCCGGTAATGTACTTGTAGACTTCCTGCCAGTTCTTTACCGGCGTGATGCCAGGGTGATAATGGTTCATGTTATGACCATGGACCATTAATAACGGATTTAAACCGTATTTGTAGCCACATTCAGCATTTTCCGCTTTGTCTTCGAGCCAAATTAGGCCACTACCTTCATATTCTTCAAGAGCTTCGTCTTTATGAGCGCCTGTGTCTAAACAAACTATTTTTTCAAATGCTGTTTTTCCAAACAACTTGCGCAGATTCATTTCGCGTAATTTCTGCGCATTAGGGTTCAAACTTAATGATGTAATACAGTGGAACACATAACCATGTTTTTCGTGTAATTTTTTAATATAGTACATGGCATCGCGCTGTGCTGGTAAAAATCCTATGGCCGCTGACTCATTAAAAATACGAATTAGTTTCACTACCTGTTCTCTTGGAATACCATAACGTATGCTCATGTCATAGTTTAATTTGGATCCAGGAACTTCTTCAAATCCATGCTCTTGCATATAGACATTAA